GCTACGGAAAATCTGCGTGTCGCGCTCTCAAACATAGCGACAGAAGAGGATGGTACTGATACACTTTGAATTGCATCCTCCTTTCGGACGACAAGGACCTCACCGCTACCCTTCCTGCGGTGGGGTTCTTTCCTATCCACCCGTAGAGTAGAAGCCTTTGCCTTTGAAGGTGATGGATGGTGCATCCCACTTACGAATCATTGGGATGTGGCAATCAAAGCAAGATGGTTCACGTGGTTCTTCGTGGATAGATCTTTCAACAGTAAGTTCTGCCTTGCAATCAGGGCAACGATAGTCATACTGCATCTATCCCAACTCCTTCTCAATAGCCTGAATAGTTGAGCAAGGATAAGAGATACCTCCACACACACTACACATAATCTCACCATAAGGTTCGTGCAATTCAACCACTCTATAAAGAGCATTAACAATTTGTGCATCGTGTAATATAGTATGATTATTAAATTTATCTTCTATCTTTGCTAGCAATTCATCGTGTGTCATTGGTAAGGCGACTCCCCTCCCATAAAGTTAAGTATCTTACGCAATGCATTGCCACATCTACGATCAGCAGTAGAGATAGCACACTCTGTTGCCTCGCTTAACTGTTGCAAGGTGTAGTTCTCGTGGTATCTAAGGCGTAAGATGTTCTTCTCATCTTCTTCTAATAGTTCATAAGACTTCTTGATGTCAATGAGTGTGGCTAATAGGTTGCCACCTTCTGCTGGCGCAGCAGGCTTGCGTGGTGTGCCATCATTGACTAGGTTCTGTGCCTGTTCAATAGCAGTATCATTGACCACGCTTGCGATAACGTATGGCAACAACTGTGCAATGGTAGTCACATCATAGAAGGACTCATCATTGGTCTGATACCCTGATCTAGTAGCCTTCTCCTTGCGGGCATAGCGTTCAATACCACGTCGCATCTGAAATGCAATACGCTTCTGATTGATAAGGCGCTTAGTCTCATCCTCTTCATTGAGTAACCCATTGAAGTAAACCACACGTGTCATCAACCAAGCGTATGCTTCTTGCGTTAGGTCAGCACGATCTACATACTTACGATAGCGACGGTGAACAATAGTCACCACACTAGGTACAAGATCATTAAGTATTGGATGTGGGTCAGTCACGAGGCCAAGTTCCATCTAACACCATCAGTGCAATGGCACTGTAGTTAAGTAGATCTATAAAGGAATCTCGCAGTGATTCGTTCTCAGGTGTAGCACCAGTGTCAATCAAGTGGTTGATGCGTGCAGTCTTATCGTGCATACGCACACGCAGACCATTTAGTGGTCCACCAGGGGACAGGCTAATGTTAGTTGGACCGTAGTCCTTATGCTTCTTGATGAGTAAGTTGCCTGCACCATCTAGTACCTGCCATACATCAGTAACAAACTTAACGTGCTTGTGATCTATCTTGTCGGCAATGGCCTTATTAAGACTGTCTCTGTTGATAGATCGTGGCTTAGGATTTGGAAGCCCAAATGCTGCAAAGTTTGTAGCATCGTGACCCATTCGCTCTCGGTCATTGTCATACATTAAACGCCTCCAAATAATTTCAAAGCCTCATCCTTACCGTGTGTAAGGTAGAAATCGTTGATGTCCATTGATGCTGGCAATGATACTATACGTGAGTTCATTACCTCTTGTGACACACGACGGGAGAACTCAGCACCTGGGTTAGTCCCATCTTCCTTGATGTCATTGTCACCTACAACATAGACTGTATCGTAACCAGTAAACAACTTAACAAAGTGTGGCTTCCAAGCCTGCACTCCTGGCACACCGACAGCAGGTAACCCAATCAAACCTGATACAACCACCGCATCTAACTCACCTTCACATACAACAATGACAGATGAATCAATAGTTACATCAACAACATTAAACAGATGACCCTTCTGTCCTGTAGGTGCACCGTACTTAGGCTTGCCATCATCTAGCCTACGAAACTTAACGCCAACACACATACCAAGTGCAGTCAGGTATGGGATAGATAGCCAACCAGTATGGTGTTCGTGCCCATTGATAGGGTCAGTTACTAAACCTAATGAATACTGTAGTGCAACCTCTTCAGAGATCCCACGTCCTTCGAGGTACTCCAGCGCCTTTTCGTCCAGACTTTTGCTGTAATGTGTGACCGCTTCCAGCAGTGATTTCGATTGCTCTTTTGAGTGCATCCTTAAACTCCAAATTCTCTATGATACTGACAACATTTACTGCGTTGCCACCCTTTCCACAGGTGTGACAAAAGAATAGGTTGTCATAGGTATTGATGACAGCACTACGTCTCTTGTCTGGGTGGATGCAGCATCTGACAGATGCACTTCTACCCTCTCTTACTTCTCCTCCATAATGGAGAACGATTGCTCCTATGGGGATTGTGTTTGCATCAACGGGACCTTTGAATTTTCCCGCTTTACGTACCCTGGACCAGTCTTGTGTTGACATACACACCCCTTGTAGTCGCACTTCTCGTGCCAGTTAGAGGCACGTTTGTAATGGGAAAGAGTATTCTCTTCTCCCGCTTTCATACAGTTAGAACAAATCATTTGAACTCCTTCAGTTCAGTAACTGGTACACGCCATCCACCTATAGTTTCATCTCTGTATTGTGTTGTTGCATACTCTTCAGGGTTGCACCAACCATAGACTTCAACTTGTGAATAGTAATCCTCATCAAGAATCTTTGTACCTACTAAGATCTTGCCGTTATCCTTACTCCAAAATGGAATTGAATCACGTGTGCGTACCGTACGTACCTCAAGATTGTTACCCACATCAGGCAACTTAGCCCGACGAGGATGTAGTTCATTGGGATACCACGGTACATTCCAAGCAGTATCAGTAAAAGATGCAACTGCCCACTCAGAGACGTTGGCTCGGACATTGGCAAGAAGTTCGTGCTCTAAGTAGCCGTTCTTCTTACCCTCTGCATAGTTAGGTCTGTCTACAGAACCATACTTAGCAAGCCAACGCTCTGTTGCGAGCATCGTACAAACTCTTACTTCATCCCTGCTCAGGCGTACTATCATTATCTACTTTCTCAAAGGATTCTATAAGATCTGAATACTTCAGACGTGCTCTAGGTCTATCCATCTTCCAGTCTTCACCTTCAAAAAAGATTGCTATTAGATGTTCTGAACTAGAGGTATGGTTATTGAAAGAATCATAAGCATCAAAGGTAGAACCTGTTGCTTTACTCTTCCACTTTGCCATCTGTATCCTCTTCAGTAGTTGAAACTTCAACCACTTCTTCTACAACTGGTACTAGTATCTCTGATGTTGTGATGTTACCTTCTGGAACTGGCATTTACTTGACCTTTCTTACTGCGTATAGTTTTCCATCCACTGGATAGACTGTTGGTTCTAACTCTGTTGACTCAACCAAGATACCTGCTGTAACTAACATCTTTTTGAGGTTAGTAATCTGATATGCAAGGTGTTCAATTTGCTGTTGACTTGCATACTGCATATTTCTTAGTTCTATATCGTTGATACGATTCCAAACAGAATTAAATCTTTTATCTAACTTCCTCATTGCTTCTCCTTTAGCCATTGAGTCAGGTCTTGGATTACCCAAGCCTGATCTATTGAAGCGTTGCGACGCTTAACTACAACGTAAGACATAGGTACTTCCCCGATACCACGTGCCTTTGCATAGTTAAGCGCCTCAACTTGCGCTTCTCTCCAGAACTCAGGCAGGGAAAGGGTCTGCCTGTTCTTGAGTTCAAGGATGTAGGTTTCTCCAGATATGATAACAACCATATCTCCCTCATCCTTTGCCCCAGCCTTAGTCAAACGCTCTGCTATGACTCCCGCGTTACGTAGCCATTTCATAACATCTGTCTCAAACTGAGAACCTTTTCTTCCATTCTTGTTAGCCATTAACGCACCGCTTGTTATCGCAAGTATGCTCTGCCTTGTGCATCTTGATCTCCTATCTGACACGATGCGAAGTTAACAAATAGTGTAGCCCATTTAGATGCATCTGCTGTGTGTGGACCGAAGCGATTCTTCACTGCAGCCACACGCAACACACCTCCACCTTGGTCTGGTTCATAACCTAATGTAAGTATCAGTGCAGGTAACTGACTGACCTTACCGTGGATAGCACGTCTAGGTGGTGGCATCATTGGTG